CCTGCTATACCTAACGCTCTACCCGGTGCCTCCGGAAGTGTAAGCGTTTTGTTTGCTGCAAAATCTGCAGCTGCGCTAGCTCCTTTGCCTCCTGACACGGGAGCGCAGGTACTTGAAACGCTATCCCAGAGCAACGTATAAAGTGATTCTGTATCATCGTTTGCCCGAATTGAAGCGGCAGACGCAGAACTTCCAATGCTCCCAACAATCATAGGCACCCAGCCCGCTTTGGGCGAAGCTGTTGAACGATACGACCATTCAATATCGCCTGTTTCAAATTTAGAATAAAGCTGGTTTGCTGTAGCTTCTGAAATTTTATCTTTTAATTTTTCTAAAATGAACGGTGCGCCTGAATAACGAACAATATCCCCGCTTGTCACCGTTGTTTGTCCATTTGCAACAGTCACAACCCACGCGCCTGTAAACCCTGCGTCTGGCGTTGGCGTAGCTTCGGTTCCCGTTGTCGCTGCTATTCCAGCTTTTACTACTACATCTGCCAAATCACTTCTTGAATTCGCAACATTTTGACTTACTGCATTATAAAACGGCCTGTTTTGTAAATCGTCATCAACTTCTTGAAACGCTATTTGTATTAAATATTTTATTGAAAAACCGATTGTAGCAGGCGCAGGCGTAGCTAAAGTAATAGCATCAAGTAGCATGCCTTGCTTCATTAACGGCCTAGCATCTATTGGTATACCTGCTGTTGGAGTGTTTCCATAGGCTAAAGTATCTGTTTCTTCTTCGCTGTAAATTTGTCCCGGCTCTACGTCCACAGTTAAAGCAGCAGGCGTAGAAGGGATGCAATTAAACCCGTTTAACTCTGTTGTATTTCCAAGAACTGTATCAATTAATTGGCCAATTGCTCGGTATGAGTTTAATTCGCTCCATAAAATATCTAAATCATACGGAACTTCGTTTGTGTAAACTATGCGTCTATTTGCCATTTTATAAAACCACCAATGTTAAATGTGGGACTGTTCCACCCACTTTTACTCTATTAATTACTGCTAAAACTTGTTCGTACGTTAATGTTGTCGATAACAACGAAGGGTTTCCGTACGCTCCATTATCACCTAATTCAATGCCATTATAGCCCCATGTTTCCGTGTTTAAGCCGCCATATGAATCCATTACTGAGCCGTCAACATATACTGTAATCCAAAAATTATACGGTATATGACCTCCATATCCACCTCCTGTATTATAACCCCAATTTGGAACGTTATACGCGCCTGTATCGTCTGGATTAAATGGCTCCCAAATTATTGGGTAATACCCAGTCAAATTAAAAATTGCTTTACGCATTCCTTCGCGCGTTGCCATTTCTTCCAGAAGTGTTGCTAATATCTGTCTTGTAAAATCAGTATCATTTGTTCCTGGAAATCGTATTAAAAAATCACCAAAATAATCACATGCAATCAAATCTAGATTATCATCAGTAGCTGTTTGTATACGCATTTGTTCCTTTACGTACTCCATTATACTATAGATAAAGCTGTCTAACGTAGCAAAACCGGACAATAACGACACTAATACATCATTATTTTTCCCTTCTTTTGTTTCTGGTATTTCACCGTACCAATTTGTCGGCAAAACTTGTTTTAATCTTTCAATAAAATTATTTTTATCGCCAATCATAAATAACCTACTGTGATTGTGTCAGCTATAAAAATCCTATTTTCTGTTCCGCTTAAGTCAGTAGTTCCGCCATTTAACGTTAAATTTGTTGCGTTAATGATGTAGGGTGACGCGTCATAAACTATTTCAAAAATTCTTGAATAAGGTAAAACTTCGTTAAATGCTAGATTATTTATATAATTAGATAGCGCATCTGTTACAAGTTCAGTGATAACTGCTTCTGTCGTAACTGGCAATATAGTTAAATCAATTATAATATTTACTGCTTGGGGGTCTGGGCCAAAAACGTCATTTTGTATTGCAAGGCCTCGAACCGTTTGTATAGCTGCGTAAGCTTTGTCAATCAAATCTGCTGGCGGTGAACCAGTTCCGTCATCGATTACAGTATAAACGTACCCCTCTTGAACGGCTCCAGCATACGTTTTATTTTCGACAACGTTATATCGTATTATTTCTGGGATTGAACTAATAGCATTAGCATAAGCTATCAATACTGCGCGACTTAAACTATTTATATACAAGATAAATCTAGCGCGTAATTCAGCGTCAGTTTCAGAATTTTTGCCGTTTGTGAACGCTACTAAATTATTGATAGTATCAACACCAGAAATCGGGCTGGCTATAACAGTTATAACATTCGGACTAACATTACCAATTGTGCCTGCTGTTAAGCATTGTACTTTAACAGGTATTTGTGTAGTTAATGCAGGAATAACATAAGCTTTCAAAGATGAATTGTAATAAACGTTTGTATCATCTGCTATTACTTCAAAACTTAAAGTAAAATCAGTCGATTTTACAAGTGATCCAACTGGGATAGTCGCAGACGAAGAAGCAGTAAATCTTGAAAATTGCACATTCCCGCTTGATTTAACGCCTGCTAGCCTAGGTTTCATTGGAAATTGAGCTATCCAAGAATCTAAGTCTACTCCTGTGCTTGTAGCTGCTCGAGCTAGCGCAAGTATCGAGTTTGCTAGATATTCCAAGAAAACGCCCATACCAGCATTTGCTTCAACCAAAGCAAGCTCGTTTGTACCAACATTAAAATCGATAGGCGTTGCTGTCGCGCCTTGAACCGCGGTTACTTGGTCATTAACTAATGTTTGAAATGATTTAAATTCAATAGGCATATTATTCAGTCACATTAAATGAGAGTGTATAAATTAATCCGGTTGTTTTGCTCGTATAGTTTATCGTGCAATACAATATATTTCCAGATTGATTAAGAGAAATTTCAGGGGGCGGAGACTGTGCTACAGTAGATTCTTTATACATGTTTCTAATAATGACGCCTTTTATTTCTTTTATCAAAGCAGGCGTCAAAGTGCGCCCAATATATTGCGGCAAACCAGCTCCATAAGACGTATGCCATAAATACCCTTTTTGGTTTGTTAATAACCTCCTGTACAGTCGCTGAATTGTCTGCAACTCACCGTCAATCATTCTCAGTTGACCGTTCGGCGTTAAAACTAAATCGTCACCAAAATAATGATATAACTCCATTAGTTCGCCCTCGTTTTGTCAGTCAAGGACGTACTTGTCATCAACTGAGTAGGAACTAGTGTTGCCGCTCCGCTTACTGCGTGCGTATGCGTGTTATAAACTGCCTGCGCTGTCTCGTTTAATAATGCCTCCAATGCGCCAGATGTATCGCCCAAATTAACGTTTTCTGCGTCAATGTTAGCTGTTTCTGCTGTGATATTCACTGTTTGGCTAGACGATATTGAGACATTCCCATCATTTGTAAATTTTAAAAAACTTCCGCTTTTGTGAACAATCCAAAACTCATCTGACTGGACTGAAAGCGGTCTATTTTTATTATTAAATCCTAACATAGAAACAAACGGAGATAAAAAAGAACCTTCTGCGAAATGAACTGCGCAAATTGCGCCAATGGTTGGAGGCGCAAACATTCCCCATTCTGGCCCAACAAACGGACTCATTAACGGCAGCCATCCAGTAATTGATTTCGTGCTGTCTTCTGTGTCTTGGGGTTCGATAATAACGCGAACTTTATAATTTTCTGGGTCGTAATTTGTAATAGTCCCGTATCGCGTGTACGCAACGCCAGACGTAGCCATTTGTGAATGGAGCTTCATGAGATTTAAAAGTTTATCAATCATAAAACTACCTGCGTATTTGTGTCGTGATTTTTAGCTTGAATATCCATAGTGAAACCATTTTCTGGAGAAAGCGTTCTATGCAAGCTGTCTATATAATAGATTTGGTCAAAGTCAGAAGAAGTGCCTTGTATTAAAATCGGAGTATTTTTATCAATATCAATCGAACCCGGCATGCTTACATTAAGTAATATCTCGTGCTGAGTGATTTGCCTTAAAATTCTTTGAGCTGCTACGCTTGCTTGCTTACTCGTTAAATTCGGTATATTGAAAACATAATTTTGTCTTGTTGATGCTATGCTTTTTTTAATGTGTTTTGAAGTAGCAGCCTCAATAACAGTAGTACCTTCATCAACATCAAATGAGCGTACACGTACGCGCACATCACGCGCTAAAGTAAGCGTCCTGCCTAACTGTATGCTTACTAAATCACTTCTTGGCGTATCAAACAAAGACGCAGGTAATTGATAATTTACAACAAAAGGCTCGCTTGTTTCAGATGGTTTTGGAACAAAATGAAGTTCTTTGTTGAAAACAAACATGTTAAAGTTTTCTTGCTGCGCTAAGCCTGTAAGCAAATCCCATTCCGTCACTGCATTTGATATTTGGGTGTAATCGTCATCAAATATGCCAACTGGTGAAACGGTCTTCTGCACAACTGCATCAAGGCCATTTTTTATTGCTAGTTCTGTCGCGATATCAGAGGCAGTTTGATTTACGTACGTAACCGTCTGCTTTTTATCAATAAATAAGGAGCTAAAATCACGTCCTGTGATTGTCACTTCTAACGTTGGCGCGTTAATCTCTACAGTATCAACTAATCCTGAAAAAACCTTTGTTAAATCGCCTAGCGTTACCCCAAATAACTGAGGAGGAACGCCCATGTATATCTCAATTTCAGCTCTTGTAATATCAGCCCAAAAATCAAACCCAAATTGCGGGTTTGCAGAAAATGGAATTACCACTTCAAACGTGTCGGAAAAATAAAAATTTTTGTTTGTAACAGATATAGATTTCCATATCACTGGCTGGCCGTTTATAGTTACAATTCCGTTAGGCGTTCTTAAGCTCATACTCCGAACCCCGCTGTATTTGGTGGTCTATTAGGAACAATCAAAGTTCGCGCGACTGTTACTACAGGGTCAACCATCTGATTAACGTCAGCTAAATACGTCCACAATGTCGCGTCATCATATTCATCAGCAGCTACTCTATATAAAGTAGTATTGCTTATATTAATTAATTTTGAGTTAATGCCGCGATTAATCAAATTAATATTTTTAAGCATTCGGTCTAATGCAAATCGAATTTCATAAGACGCATTTAATCGTCCAAGTGTTTCACTAGTCAATAATGGATTGTATGTATTTAATATTTCACACATTAACTTACTTCCGAAGACTCTATAATAGAATCATTAATTGCGCTGGATGTAACTATATTATCACGTATTAAATTCAATTGATTGTCAGTTGCATCACCTAAATTGCCGCTTGCTTTTATAGAGCTTGATAAGTCGTTAATTGCATCTGTTAACCCCTGATTGTCAACAATTCCAACTAGATTCAATATGTATTGCATATCATCATTAACAGCTTCATTGTAACCCGCAGGCGGAGCAATGGGTATTGGAAGCGTTAAGTTTTCAATAACTTTTAAAGTGATAGAATAGGGTATCTTGTAGGTTGTGTTCAACACAGGCGTAAAGCTTGATATCACAACAAGATAAATGAACCCGCCAAATATAAACTCTATTTGCTGCCCTTGAACCCGCAAAAAATCTAATGCCCTAGCTCTAAGCTCTGCTTCTTCGCCTAAAAACATGCCTGACCAACTTATATCGCTATCTGCTCTACCCATTGCGTCAACTACTCGACCGCCACCCACGAGTTGATGAGTGACAAGCATTTGATTTCCGCCAAAATTAAACGCTTCTGGGATTTCAAAATGACTAAATAAAATATCTCCAAGCAGCATAAACGCATCACCGCCACCGCCAAACGGATTCTCAAAAAATGAAGCCATTATAACCCTCCAGACAAGTAGTTAAGCCCAGAGGGAATCAAAGCTAGATTTGTATGCAGAGCATTGCCGCTTGATAAGGGTGCATTTGCCGATTTATTCATGTGATTTATGACGCCGTTTGTAAGTGTTTTACCGTCCATATTTAAAGTCACGTGAGTAGAATTTGATGAGCTGCTAGGAGCTGTTTTTACAGTGTTTCCAAAATGATTGTGAAACCATTGAGACACAAATAACCCATGAGATAAATAATCTCCTACGCCTTTGTAGTTTTTTCTTATATTCGCGCGCCAATTCTCAAATTGGTTTAATTTTTTTGAAAGAGCGTCTAAAAATTTAGATAATGAATCTAGCCCTCCAACAATAGCGGGAGATGTTAAAACGCTTAATGCGCTAGTAAACTTAGTCCAAGATGCTGATACTCTTCCCTCAGCAGCAATATTTAATTTTTGAGAAGCATTAAAAGCAGATTGTGTTTTAAACGATTTTTGGCTTGTTAAAGCTGCCTCTTCTTCTTGCGACCTATTCAAATAACCTAATGCTATTAAATTGCTCAATCTTCCGGGGAAAGCTTGAGTAGAAATTTTCAAAATGTCTTCTTTTTTTGTTATCCCATGCTTTGCTAGTTGCGGTACATAAAATTTATTTATCCATTCCATCGGATATTGTTGCCATAACGCGTAATCTTTTAAGTGACCTTTTTCATCCGTCAATCCTAAGTGGCGCATTAATATCCTAGCCTTTTTGCCAGTGTGCATATTTTGCCCGCGAACAAACAAGCTATTCATTACTCGCATCATAGCCCCTAATTGTGAACCTCCCGTTTTTTGAATTACAGGAAGAAGTTCAAATAAACCCTTTTGCGACATCATCGGTAATCCTACAGAATATCTACGTGCAAACCCATAGAGATCATAACTTGCTATTTTGCCTCCTTCTCCACTCCACATTTGCTGAGCTACGTCTAATCCTTCTTTTATTTTTGAAGCTTTATGACTATTTTCATACAACTCAGCAAATCGGACTACGTTCATTTGGTCTACATCTGTAAACTTTCTACCGTGAGTTGTGTATAAATTTTTATTAGCAAATGTTTGTTTAGCTAACCAAGGAGCTAAAGCAAGCGCGTCTTTTGCATGTCTACTTACCGCTGCTGCCTCTTGTACAGCAGTCAAATAATCAATATTAGAAACGCCTGGGATATTTTGATTCGCAGAGTCGCTCAATGCATTTGCTACAAACTTTTGGCCAAAACCAATTCCTTTTAGTGCCATCGTTTGAGCCTGAACTGATGAACCTGCATCAAAAGATTTTTTTAA